GTGAGACCTCCCGGAGACGGCCGCTGAAGCGGAGCAGGATTCACATCCTATATCGCCGACCTACTATAGTTCTGACTTTCAAGTTTTTTCTCGGTCCATCTCATTCGCCGGTCCTTTTTCTTAAAAGACTACTAGGGGAGAGATGAGATTCAATGCTAACGATTGATATAGTTCCAGTACCAGCTCGCGAAGTCAGGCATACGTACCGGATTCTCCCCACTAACGCACTATCTACCCTCCATGATCACAATCTTATCATCTGATTAGGAAATCGATGTGGCGCGCGAGTCTACCTGCTGTTAGTCGCAGGTCACTGTAAACTTCTCGCGAACGACACCGGGTGGGGAACGCCTCCATCGATTGAATGAGATCGCGACGAACAGTGTTGCGCATTCGTCGAACACAGTCCTTTCCGAGCAGCTCTGAAATGGTAGAACTCGATACCAATTTCTGGATGAAGTTGTCGACAAACGCCACGGGACTTGAAGCATAATACAGCCGAATTTCTTCAGCGCTTACATCCCCTAGACGCATCAACAGCTCACCTTGCATGCGCAGTACTGAACGTCCTAATTCATCAAGTTCAACATACTTATTCGATATACGATTGTTGGCGAGTGCATGTATACTCTTTCGTACCTCAGCAGCCAGGCGCTGGGTTTTCAGTCTCGGATTAGGCACGTGAAACTGCTCAGGTTCCCTCATGAAGTCAAGAGGATCTAACAATTCCATCTCCTGATTAAGGATAGCCTGGACACACATGTTCAAGTCCGGCAGGTCGACAGCCAGGCGCAGCAGATGACCGATACCTTCCTTAGTAGCGTCGGCAACCTCATTGCAGCTCATTTGAAGCGATGATCGGACACCAGCCCCACCAAGAGCTACAGGCGTCATACAGAAGAGGCGGTAGTCTAGGCCACAAAACCGTGGTTTATCCTGAAAGTCCAAGCCCATTTTGTAGTGAGACATGAGTACTTCAAACACATAAGCCGCGTGACACATGTCCAGGGGGCAGCCCACACCAAAAGCACCTCTCATCTTTCCGAAGTATAGTTGCTCATAGTCAGGGGCAGTCATGACTTCACGCATCTCAATGTCCCCAATTGTGCAGAAACTTTTTAGGCCACTCGACATAAACACTTTCTTGTAGTTGATCTCGTTAAGCATAACGTAGAGATCTCGGCTGATGAACGTCTTGTCCCAGCTTAACTCTCTACCGAGCACCTTAAGTCCAAATATGACATCCTGTATAACTTCACGAGCGACCTCATCGCATTGCTGTGGTGTTCTATCGCGTGATTGTATAGCAAACTTCCGAAGGCCATCGTCAATGAACGACAGGAATTGCGACTGGTCCTTTACGAGGTTCCGATCACGACATAGGCGCGTGGACAGCCCTTGAGCAACGATTTCGAGCCAAGTATTCGCAGAACCTCGCATCCCCTCTCTATCAGTACCGTTACTGTTGTAGTGAACAAGATGTCCATTGACTCGGTAGTATAGGTCATTGTGGTACATGAGTGGCCCGCACGTCTTTATGCCAGGAATCCCGAACACCTCCGCGAAGAAGTCTGCAGGTAGTTGTTGCGACGCAGGATCCATTCGGGGGCTGTACTTCGCTTTGTCATCGCTCATGTAGAACGTGTAGTCCTGGTCCAGACGGGTTACGCTAGCAGACTGTAGGTCAGTGAACTTCTGTCGAGTTGATTTCCCAAGCATGCTCTGTGGCACATGTGAGAGGAAATCACGAGTTATACCGTCGACATAGCTCAGAACACATCCCCATGGTGAACTAGCAGCGTAGAAGGGTCTTGGGGCATCTTTGTGGCGCTCACATCTAGAGCCCGTTACAATATCGGTCGAGAACGGTAGATCGATATCAATCTTATCTACATACCCTTCTGGAAGGCGCGCACCAACGTCATTCATAGCTCCCATTATCTTAAAGAGATCAGGAGGGTCGCTTTCTTGAACGGTGTACAGGATCTTCCGCTTGTGTTTTCTCGGGGCAGTAGTCATATCCTTGAAGCTTTGGTATTCATGAGGATGGGGAGGGGCGCATGCGGAGTCCTGCTGCCGCATGTACTGCTCGTCTGTGATGTCTTGTACGGGAACAGAATTAGTGAGGTCGACGTCGTGAGCCTGACGCCAATTGGACGCTGGTAGACCATCCCGTTTGTAGGCCGCATGCCATGATTGAGACTCGACTCCGTCCCTAATCTGACCTGGCCATAGTTTGAAGCGGTTGTGTAGGACGCGAATCCCAAGGAACCACATGTAGGCCTTTGTTTCCTGAAACCGCTCGTGCTCAGCTGATCCTGGTTCCCAGTCTGTCTGGTGTCGGGACATGTGAAGGTTTCGTTGATCGACGACTACTTTATATGGGTCGACCTCTGGATAGATGCTCGCCTTATATATCCCTAATAGATCAATGGCCATGTCTACTGGAAGGCTCTTGAGTTTGTACAACATTGCCGACTGATCAGGGAGTTCCGATAAGCCCTTGCTATCGATTTTCGCAGCCATGATTGCAGAATGGTTGTAGAAAGTATCATTGCTTAGGTAAGCGAGGTATCGCCACTGGAGTACATCGAAGTACACACCTAACTTATTCCTTAGTCTCCATGTCGTTGCGCATCCTTTCACCACACTACAATACAAGTCCCAGAGGTCGTTAGATACACTACGAATGTTTACGTCACGGTACCCCTCTCTGGCGTCATAGATACGTCGGCGGAGGTAGAGTTTTGTGGCGCTGGCCGCGTTGAGAAGGTATACTAGGTCGTCGATGTCCCGAGAACTGAGTATACACGTCGTCGAGGTGGCTCGGACTTGACTGCGGTACCTCCTCGTTTGACTGGCTGGATCACATTGAGTGAGTCGGAAGTCCCCCCGCTGATGGTATTTTTGGATGATTTCGATGTAGTAATGATTGTTGTAGTACCGGACTTTGTAGGTAACTGTGGCGCTTTTCCCGCTTCGAAGACCTGGTAGTTTGAGACAGGGGATATCCGGGAGCTTCCTGATCTTTTGTTCGCTAATACCTCGGTAGACTTCGATGGCGCGGCTCGTCCTATAATAGCTCGTTCCGAGCTGGAGGTCGCGACGTGCGGCGGAGCACCACTGCTGGATCTCTCGACTATGCTTGCGATGTGCTCTACTTGCGTTAAGGTGTGCAAATGCGTCTGCAGCAACTTTAAGGCGAAATTCTTCACCATGACGTGAAACATATTTGACATTCGCTTCAGAACGCGCGGGATTACCGTATGATCCCGCACCAAGGTATCCACACAGGCGAGCAGTATAGCGTTGTGCATGACGAACTGCAGGTGACTCTTTGAAAGACATATGTCCACCCTGTCTGAGCTGGTGATGGTAGATAAGCATAACTGCTTGATTTCCGGCCACCACCTGGGACTCGGAAGCCATTTTGAGAATAAGAGGAGAGGAACGTGAAAAACGCCTGCATCCATCCAACGCGGGAATGATATGTTGTACAGTTCGAGCTGGATCACTATCAGCAAGAGCACGGCGCAGAAGACTTGGAGTCGTACCCAGACCCTCAAAAGGTAGTCCGTCAGTCTCGAGCGGGAAGTCGCACAGTACACCAGCGCACAGTACTGCCAGAACGCCATGAGTTTTGCACGCATCGATGAAGGGTTGAGTGATGTTCTTCTGCTCAGTTGAACTCATGCGCGATGATGGGATTATGGGGGTAGAAAAAGAGCCCGACGGCAAAGGAAAGTGGGATGACCATGAAGTAACAAACAGGATGGGCAGTATGGGGGGGCATATCCATGGTCTCCCACTTCGTCG